TCATAGAGTTCTGCGGACTAGCGATCATAGAGTCAATGTCAGGACTGATCCATTCTTTGACAACACGCGAGATGTCTAACACTTGTGGGTTTTCTTCCTGACCTCTCGTAACCATGCCAAAGATCCTGGAGTAACCAGGAGTCTTACTGACAAAGTTAATGTTTGTACCAACCTCAACCGGCTCAATGTTCTTGTCTGTCTGGTAGTTAGACAACGTACGAATCGTTGCCAACGACGGTGTAAGCACACCAGTGTCAGAGAACATAATGAACTGCTGGTTCTCAGAGAACAGCACGACACCCTGTGCAGTAGGCAACACGGAGTGTAAAGAGGTAGGCCTGACAGACGAACAGCTAATATCAATAGGATCGCTGTCTACAATAGTTTGTGCCGTTGAAAAGAAAAAGTTATAGAAATCACCAGAAACACTAAGGATTACATTATCATCGCTAATGAATCCAAGTCGATTGTTGTGGAAGAATGCACTTGCAATCTTACTGCCAACAAAACTAGGGTTAGAGTTAGTTGTTAGGTCACCAACTAGACGGTCAGTATAGTCAATCTGCCTAAAGATAAAGGTGTTCAGTGCAGTGTTGACTAGCTCGTGTGGCATTGTCGAGTTGTCAAGACCCTTAGAAACTGAAGGGTTAATAGTTTCTTCGTAATATCCCTCACCACTGGTACCGTCGTTAGCAACAAACTTGACCCAAAAGTCAGAGTCGTTACCTGCCGTCAGTTTGATTTGGAACAGACGTCCATGTCGTGACTGCACTGGCAAGTCAGAAATGCTGACTGCAACCTCTTTAATAGCAACCAAAGCCAGGTTGTCAATACCACCTTCTGCATGGACATCCATGTCTGCAGTGTGCTGAAGCTCCAGTTCGTTTGCGAGTTTTATTACTGTGATGTTTGCGTGCGAACCGGTCATCGCTTCGATGTCAGTCTTAAGGTCATTAAGAATGTCATCTGCAGAGGATGAGGAGGAGGTGGTAAAGGTGGCAGATTGTGTAGAACCGCCAATAGTAATGTCTACAGTATATGTCTCACTTGCTACAACAGTCTTAAGAATAATAGAAGCTGACCTATCAGAGTCATAGCTAGAGTCCGATACAGCAGTGTCAGCAGCTACAGTCTTACTGCCATTGACAATAATACTGGTGTCTTGAATGGTGATGATTTTATAGTCATCCTTTGAACCGCTCAAATAACCAGTGCCGTCTGTAAAAGAAACTGTTGCCGCAACACCAGACACTGCATTCCAAATATCGATGTCTGTTCCTTTGATAACGCCGATGTATTCTTCTGCATCATCACGTCTGATGTAAAACCACTTACCATCATCGTAAGTAGTACCTGTGCCAAGATTAACAATATGTTCAAATCCAGGTCTTTTTGTCAAACCATAGGTGGCATCAGGAAAGCCGTTGTAGCACTCACGGACTTGACCTGGAAGTTTTTTGTTGTCTGATTGTTGGGAAACACCACCGAGGTAGCTTCCGATCCGTTGAGTTACTGCAGGCATTTATCGAATTAGGGCTTTGTAAGGTTGATAACTAATGTACTGATTCGTGTTTCCAGCGTGTCCAAAGAATGTGTAATCACCTTGATTGCATTCATACTCCATAGCCATAGCCCTGGTGAATGCTTCTTTCTGCTGCAAGATTTGATATAGATTGTTGTCGCCTACAATCCTGCTAGATGTGATGGTGGCAGCACGTGCAGTAATAAAGTCAGCAATGGGCTTAGGCAGGTCAACCCAATCAAACAGCCACACGATGTCAACTTCGATGTCGTTGTCAAAGGTATATTTGTGATGAGCTTTGTCGTACAGTTTTCCGCTTCGACGGATAACGTCTAGCTCAACGTTTTCTGCATTGTCTGTGGCGTCAATCTGCAAGATGTTGTTAGGAATTAGGATTTCATTATCCGTGTTCCTAGCCATCTTGTAATGGTTTTCTTTGTTAAATGTCCATCCCTCCGCCTGTACTTCCCGCGAGACTTCAAGCAAAGTCTGATAGGCAATCGCAACGTCCGGGTTGGTTTGATCTAGGGTAGTCACAGGCGCTTGACCACATGACTGCAGAATTTGATTCACAGCTGGAAGTTCTTGCTGCGAGTTAGTGGTAGGAAAAGCCATATAAATAAAAAAAAGGGACCCCGAAGGATCCCTGTAGGTTGATAAATCAGAATGCGGTAGGCTTGGTAGCGGTGCCAGCAAACAGTTCCACTGCACAGGCAGGGTTCAGGTAGTCTGCGCCCATGGCGAGACGACCCAGGATCACGTCACCTTGGTAAACCACGGAGACGTCACCGCTGGTGACCTGGACCTGAGGGCCAATAGCTTCCACGCAGCCAGCGGCTTCGCGTTGGAAGATAAGACCACAGGAGTTAGCGAATTCGGTTTCTTCACCGTACTCGTTGTTGATGCCAGTGACATCGTTAGCAGCATCTTCCACAGCTTCGCTGACAAAGGAGCCAGTGTTACCGGGGGAGGTGGTGCCAGGGTTGGTAGCAGAACCAGTACCGTACTTGGTGCCATACTGGCTGAAGAACGGAATGTTCATGGACTTGTAGATCTTGATACCAGCAATCTCCACAATGCCCTGACCGGACTGCAGGCCATCGCCTTGCTCGTCACGGTTAATCAGTCCGTTGTTGCCAACTTCCTGAATCAGTGCATAGTATTGACGGGGGTTCAAGATACCCACACGACCTTCTTGGCTGACACCTTTCTCGTCGAGAGCTGCAGCAGCGTCGAAGAAAGCGGTGGTCAGTTTCTGTGCATCATATGCATCAGAAGCGTTGGTGGTAGTACCAACACGAATTTGGGTGCCACCCGGCTCAACGAAGTTAGACTTGGTGATAGGGGAAGCAGCACGTGCACCGCGAGTGATAGCGCGGAAGATCAGACGATCATACTTTTGTGCAAGTGCATAACCGATCTTACGTGAAATTTCAGAACGCAGATCGTAGTGGGCAAGAGTTTCATCCAGGTCATACAGGAATGCACTGGAGATGAGCAGATCATCAACGGTGATGGTCTTCTCAGCCACCGGAGGTGCACCGTCGGTGTTACCGAGGATTGCGTTTCCGGGGGTGTGGTACTCAGCCGTGGTGCGACCAGTGTAGATGAACTGCATAGATTTGCCGTTCTTCAGCGTACGCTTCATGACAAGATCACGAGCGATAGCGTTGTACTGGAAGCCTTTGAACATCTCTCCACTGAACAATTTCAGATAGAGAGCGCGGGCGTCACCCGCAGAATTAGCCTGACCAGGACGAGTCAGACTCGTGGTCAGCGTAGAACTTTGATGTGCCATTGTAAGGAGTAAATAGTATTAACCAACTCCCAAAGCTTTGAGAAAATTTTTTGTGGTCTATCCCACCGTCTAGACGGCTAATGGGTATCCGCGTACGGGCCAAAAGCCAATGCAAGGGAGGTCCGACTCTGAGGTGCCTCCCAAGCTTTTACAGAAGACCTTTAAGGCACTTCTTCTGTTTGCGACATTGTGGTTTTTTAGTACAACATTGACCGCACCGTTTGAAAACTACATCACCAGAACTGGGAGTCAGTGAGGTTACAGCAGCTTTAACTAATTTTGATTGATGTGCCATATTTAATTATGTGTAGGCGTGGACGCTTTCCGATCATCCACTCCTTAAACCGTTCCTTCGGGCTTTACAATTTTGGAAAGCTCAGAAGATATTTAGTTGGATGCGACATTGCGCTTAACAATGTAAGCGACACCACGATACTTCAAGACAATTTCTTTTTGCTTGGCTTGCTGTTCGCGGACACGTTGACGCACTTCAATTTGAGACATGATAAACTCCAATAACCTTACCCCCCGTTCCATGAGTAAGATGCCTGCGTCGTCATTCGCTACTGGTAACTTGTCCTGGTAGGCGAATGCGATGAACGTACGGCTGGAGTCTATTTCTTTTTTGCAGTCTTGGCAGCACGCTTAAAGTTTGCTGCGGTTGGTGCGCCTTTTGCTCCAGGCTTACGCATCTTCTCGCCGCTACCAGCAGCGATGCGCTTACGTTTTGCGTGGATGTTAGCGTAAAGTCCAGGCTTAGCCATAAGATTTTTTAGATTTCTTTTTAGCAAGAGGTAGTTGTGGTCCAGTCCGCTTAAGAAATGTTTCTTTTTCGTGCGGATTGTTTGTGCTTTTACCTTTGTTGTAGATCTTTTGTTTCTTTTGTGCACCTCTGTGGCCTGGGCCAATGTCAAAGGACTGTGAAACAAAGTTACTACCAAAGGCTTTTTGGTCAACTCGTTTGCTGTTCATTAGCATTTCCATTTGCGTAGTGCAAGAGCCTTCCGTGTAGGACGACCCTTGCTGTCTTTCATTGGTCCTTTGACACCAGACATGCGGGCGCAGAAAGAACGTTTGCGGGGTCCGCCTTCAGGCTGTGGTGCCTTCAGGTTAGAGCCCGTAGCCCT